GCCTTGAGGGACAGCCCGGAATAGTTCGCCTCGACTGCACCACCAACTGCACGCGCCCACGCTTCCTGTTCGCCTATCATCCGCGCCACCAATGAACCACCATCCATGTCGTTCAGACCTGTGGGCCTGTTGAACCACATCGTGTTGGAATCGAGGAACTCGGTGCGCCTCCCAATGACCTCATATTCCAATGGCTTTTGCGAACCAAACGCCTGGCCCAAAGCATCCATGTCGTCGATGTCCGGTGGTGCGGTACGTGTACCCCGGACCGGCAGGTTAGTCTGTGGGTCCACCAGGTCGCCATCAGGTGCGGCCCGTGGTGCGCGTGGTGTTGGTGGACGCCTCAACGCCGATGGTGGCGCACCAACCTGGCGGACGGGTGTTCCTGATGCCGTCTTGAGATCTCGGATCGGGCGGACAACTGCCGTGTCACCCCATACACGATTCCGTTGGACGGTCGCCAACTGATTCAGTTGTATCTCTCCCGCCTTCCATGCGTCATACCTCGCACCACCCAACACCTGACGCTGGAGATCTGACGACTGATCTGATAACCAATCGCGTGCGTTCTGCGGACGTGGAGTCTCCGGTATGTCCAAACCCAGATCGTGATAATCCAACACCTCTGGCACCAACGCACAGCGACCGTTTGGATGTTCGTTCAATGGTTCGTCCAGGGCATACAGTTCGCCATCCAACGCTATACACGCCAAACACGTCACATCGTCCTTGGCGCACATCCGCCGATAGCCTTTGACCACCTGGGAATTGTTAGCGTATTGCAGGCGCGTGGCCTCACGATATGCCCGATTGGTTTCGGTCCTAGTGATTACCAACGCCCGCGCCAACGGCATCCCACCAGCGACTCGCACCAACTCAGCAGTCTCCCGTGGCCCCTTGCCCAACGCGATCCCCTCGCCTATCGCATCTTTAACACCTGGCACATCGCCAACCACGGAATCACGTAGCAGGTCGCCCAATGGCGCACCATCACCAGCGATGCCAACAAAACTCTGGAACGCGTCGTCTGGTAGTTCGTTCCACCCCAGTCCGATGTTCGCCAGGTTCGCCATCGTGACGCCATTGGGGATACCTTGCGTGACGGTCTGACGTGTCGCATCACGGGCCAAACCGACCGCCGCCCGTTGGTGTCCTGTCAGCGAATCACCCACGGTGTCCGCAAACGCGCTGATGTTCTTTAGGTATTGACGTTCCAGATCACGCAGGCGTTGCATCCGCATGACCTGCCAGGGTTTCAATCCACGTTCCTGGGCAATCACCATCAACGCACGGGTGTCGCGTTGCAGTCTGGTGTAGACAGGACGGTATGCACTAATGACATCCATCGTGGCACGTGTCTCCAACGTCTTGACGCGTGCCCGGAATGTCTCAACCGCCTTTTGCGCGTCTGATGGACCGGACATCTACACCTGCCCTTGATTGAACGACCTTAGGATCTCCGCGCCGATGTTGGTTTCGTTCTGGCGTTCGGACATTCCATCGACATCCATCTGGTCTATCTGTTCCTGCGTATATCCCATTTCCCTGAAGATCTGGTGTTTGGATACGCCCAGTTCCACCTTCGCCTTCAGGACTTCCATGTGGGATTGTTCGTTCCGTGTCTCGGGATCGTCCCACGTAGTCTCGACCATTGCATCCGCATCATCCGCCACCACGCCCGATCCGAAAGCGGATTGGATGCGGTGCGCCATCATCAGACAGTCCTCCCAGGAATTGCCGAAATTGACCATCCTTTGTTTGGCCTTATTCACCAATCCCGATTCCGCCGTTTTCAATGCCTCACCCGATGGCACACCACCCATGATCTGGAACAGATGTTGTGGCGTCCTCGACGTGCCTGCGATGTGCTGAACGAGACTCTCGATGGCTTTCAGCGGGCCTTCCACGGACGCGGCGTTCCACTGGCCCACCTGTCCTCCGTCGTATTCCGAATGGAACTCCGCCACGGATCCCGGCATGATGTCCAATCGACTCGACCCATGATTGACGTTCAACGTGTACCTCTGCGGAAACGCCAACGTATCCAGTATCATCGTCAGATCAATCAACGATTTGTTTAATAAGTCCTGCATTGGAATGACGTTCAAGATCTCCGATTGGCCGAAGTCACCACCCATCGGACGATTGCGGAAATGGATGATGGGCACACCAATAGGTTCGCCCGATCCGTCGGTCCAGGGGACAGGCCACTCAGCATCGACATCATCTTGGAACTTGGCCCACACACCACCACGCGCCACGTATTTCTCCACGCGGTCGTCGTAATAAAGATTAAGCCGCGTCACGGGATCGTCGCCGATGCGTGGATGCTGTATCCACTTCTTGGACACCCAGTCGATCTGACGTGTGGTTTCGCTGTAATGCGGGATCATCATTTCGGGCATCTGGTGTGTCCACCGTGGTCGTTCATTCACCGCATCCCAGTCGCATAGCAGGTAACTATCACCCAGCATCACAGCCTCGGTGTGGACGACGACCTGCGTGTAGTCCATGCGATTCCGTTGCCACAGGTTCCACGACCACTCGGCGAATGTCTCGTCCTCCGTATCGAACCCAATCACCTTCAGACGTTCAGCCAGGCTGTCCACCACGACGTTCATAAAGTTGTCGCGGAACTGTAACCGTGGAGGTAGGAACTTCTTGAGCCTGTCCGTGACTGCTGTATCGTGGTCGCCGTCGTAATACCTCCGCGTCAGATCGTAATCATCACGTCGGTCCTCCGCCTGTTGTTGGATCCATTGCATCAGCGATTCCGTCACTGGGTCGATGCCATTAGCACGCAATACCATTGCAACCTCCGTCGATTAACGTGATGAATATTGGCGTGCGGTCGCCAACCCACGCGCCTACTATGTTGACCTCGTAAAACTCCCGCGCATCGTCCTCGTCCATGCCATCGCGTTCCATCAGGATGCGGACGATCTTCTCGATGTCATACGTTGCCAATGGCCCATCGTTGAATCGCATGGACAGCCCAACAAACGCGTCCTCCAATCCATCGCAATACATGATCTCCCGGTCGTCCAGTTCCATCGGATGCCCCGCTGTATGCACCTTCATACTCCACCTGACTCAATCAAGATATGAGTTTCTCTGGATTGGCCTGAGTCACGTTGGTATTTCTTGAGTCGCCCCACGATACTCATGGAACCCTTGAGTCGCATGAGTTCCCATGAGTCGGCCCGAGTTCCACTGAGTCGCCCCAAGAAACTCATGGAAACTCGCGGAACCTCTGAGTCGCCAGGGGTTCCATGAGTCACGTCGTGTTGTCTCACGGAACCCCTAGAAACTCGGAGAATCTTGGAGTCGCGCAAGTCATATCGGAGATTCTCATTCATCTGTCGTCGTCCCAGTAGATCGGGTTGTCCGGGTCGAGTCCCAAGGGGTTCTGGCCTGGTGCGATATGTCGTGCGCCCACCAGATGATGCACCAATGGTTCCACGTTGTGTGTCGATCTCAACCGCATCATCGAACCGGACAGGGCATCCACTTGGTCGTCATGGCCTCCGTATGGAAACGCCTCCAGTTCGTCGAGGAACGTGCCTACCCATGGCCCACGCAACAGGCGGATGTTCCCCACCTCGGCCTGGCTACTCGTCGGTCCAGCACGTTCCAACTTCGATCCCGTGGCCCGTTGTCCATGTACCGTGTAGTCCGCCAACACCCTGGTCACGTAATGGTAAATGGTGTTCACCCCTGACGCACCGGGTTCCTGTTCAATCACGATCTGCGTTTTCGTACCATCGACCGCGGCAGTCTGCGCGATCCTTTTCTCCACATCGCCCGGCGTTCCACGCATCCGCTGAACGTCCACCACGTAATAGAGCCCATCGTTGGCATAGTCCACGCGCACGCCCGCTGTATAGTCCGGATCAGAGCCAGGACGTTTCGGAGTAGCCGCCAAATCCCAGTAGCGTACAGACTTATTGATGAATACCGGCACATCCTCCACCACCGGGAACCATTCGCGCTGAAAGAGATTGCCAGGCTGTCGCGCTGTCCAATCGCCCTCCAGCAACTGCCTCCGTGTGACTGGATCCAGTTGGTCAAGGGATTGCACGTATGCGTCCTGATCTAAGTGTGGGTTATCCGGTAGACGTGCAGGAATGAACACACGGGCGTCATTGTCCACGTCTGCATCTATGAATCGACCCCTTACCCATTCGTGCCCAATGCCACCAGGGTTCGACGCCGACCGCATCCTGAGTGGGACTGCACCATCCACGCGTCGGCGTAAACGCGAGAACATATACCTGTAATGCGATTGCTCAAACTGCGTCAACTCGTCGAATCCAATGAACTGGAACTCTGTGGATTGGTATCGGTATTCATCGCCCACGTGTTCAAGGTATCCGAAGGTCAACGTGGCACCTGATGGGAACGTCCACGTCTTGGAGGACTCACGCCACTTGGCATCCGTAGGCATCAGCCATTCCTTGGCCCTGTCCATCAATGCGCCAGGTAATGCCAGGTCAGTGTAGGACCGACGCAGTAGCAACGCCGCATAGCCAGGCTGATCCACGTATTGCAACGCGGACATCAGCAACGCATCGGACTTGCCACCACCAGCCGCACCACCGTACAACGCCTCTGAGATCTCCAATAGCAGGAAGGCCAGTTGTTTGGGCGTTGGTTTATGGGGTATGTACTGCGTCCAAGGCAGGTGGATGGTGTCCATTGGACTCCACCCTGATTGCCCCAGCATCCTGTAATGTCCTGAGGGCTTCGGTAATGTCGCCAATGTCTATCGTCACCACCTCATGTTGGATCGGGCTACCATCTGGCCCGC